CTACCGTCAGTCAGGAGCGAGCCACGGCGGAGCGGTCCGCTGCCGAGGCCATCAATGCGCAGGTGGCCGGCCTCGACCGCGCCACGGCGAAGGAAGCGGCCCGGCTGAAGATCATCGCCCAGTACAACCGGCTAGCGGACAACGACGCCCGGCACTTCGACGGATCCATGCAGCGGCTGATCGCCAAGGCCCAGGGCGACGTCGACAAGCAGTTCAACCGCGCCGCAGGGGTGGGCAAGCGCAACGCAGACGACAACGCGGCGCAGACCATGCTCGCCAACGCTCAACGGCAGATCCAGGCCAACGAGCAGCTGCTGGACACCGGCGTCAAGCTGACCGAGAGCGAGCGCCTGGCCGCCAAGATCAAGCAGGAGCTGGACCAGAAGACCAACACCATGACCGCTTCCACGCGGGCGCTGCTGGTGGCCGAGCGGGAGCAGCTGCTGGCCTCGGGGCAGAAGGCGGCCGCGTTCGAGAAGGAGCGGCAAGCCACGGAAGCGCTGGCGCGGCAGCAAGCCGTCCTCAACCAGGCCAGCAGCAACCGGGACCGCTCCAACGAGCTGGACCTGATGGGCATGGGGCGAGGCGGTGACGCAGTCGCCATGCTCCGCAGGCAGCTGGACATCCAGCGTGAGTATCAGGACGAGCTGAAGCGCCTGGGCAGCCGCGACGTCGCCAAGGACAAGGAGACGTGGGATCTGATGGCTGCCAATGCGGCATCGTTCCGTGACCAGGAGCTGGCCAAGGAGCGTGTGTTCCAGGAGGCCCGCTTGGGGATGCTGGGCGACTGGCGCGCCGGCGCGCGGCGTGCGTGGGAGGACTACGCCTTTGCCGCCAACAACGCCATGGAGAACGCCAGCGGCGTCATGAACACCGCGCTGTCGGGATGGGAGGACGCATGGGTGCGGTTCGCGCAGACCGGGAAGCTGTCGTTCAAGGACCTGGCCAACTCCATCGTGGCCGACCTGGCACGCATCGCAGCCAAACAGGCCGCGGTGGGCATCATCAATGCGGTGGCCAGCGCTTGGGGTGGGAGCGGCACATACACCGGCAACGGCGCCGGGGCTGGGTCCATCGGTGGGTTCGGCAACAACCTCGGCAACTTCGGCGGCGGCAGGGCCAACGGCGGCCCGGTACGCGGCTCGACGCTCTACGAAGTGGGCGAGGGTGGCAAGCCAGAATTGTTCGATGACGGCAGCGGTCGCACCTACCTCATCCCGGGCAACGACGGCCGTGTCATTCCCGCCGCGCCTGCCGCAGCTGGAGCCGGCGCGTCCGGCGTAACGCAGGTGAGCGTCCAGGTGATCGTCAACAGTGATGGCACCACCGACGTCGACGGCGATACCTCGCTGATGCAGCAGTTCGGTCAGGAGCTGGGTCGTTTCGTAGAGGGCAAGTACCGAGAGCTGCAGATGAAGGACATGCGCCCTGGCGGCGCCCTCCACGCGATGGGAGCCAGCCGATGACCGACACCTTCATTTGGAAACCGACCAGCACCGGCGGCGGCACGGCCAACGCTGCTGTGCGCCGGGTGCAGTTTGGGGATGGCTATCGGCAGGTGGCGCCCGATGGACTCAACCCGCGCACTCGCAGCTACCAGCTCACCTTCACCGGCTCGCAGGCGCGCATCAACGAGATCATCGACTTCCTCGATGCGCATGTCGGCCGCTCCTTCTACTGGCAGGGCCCTCGTGGGTTGCTGCTCTTCGAATGCCCCACGCACAGCGAGCCGTTCCCGACCGGCTTGGTGCACACCGTCACCGCCACCTTTGAACAGACCTTCCAGCCTTAAGGAGCCGACATGGCACGCCAAGTAATCGACACAAATCCCCCAGTCGGGACACCGGCACCGACCGCGTTCGGAATGGTCAATGCCATGTTCGCCGAGATCTATGGCTGGGCCGGGACGGGGGCGCTCGCGAAGCTGATTGGAGGCAATTCGTTCCAAGGAAGTCAGACTGTCAGCGCCGGTAATCTCCGGGTTCAGGTGATCGCGGGCCAGGACCAGTTTTTCGTACGTGAACTGGGGTCAGATGGCAGGGTCGTGGTGGACGCAGTCAACGCAGATAACACAGCGTTTCGACCGCTCACTTTTCGTGGCTCTGCATTGAACTTCGCTACCCCGGCCGCCTTCGCATCTACCTTGGAAGGGCCCAGTTTGACCGCGACAGGTGCCGGTGCCACCTTGGGCTTCGTCGATCGTACCGACTTCACCCGTGTCTGGAACTGGTACAGCAGCGGTGCCATCTCACGCTTGTGGTACACGGGGATTGGTGACCGCCTGAGTGTCAATGCGAGTAACGGCCAGGTCAGTGCCGTATCGTTCAACCCCACGTCGTCCGCCGACGTCAAGGACTATCTCGAGGGATATGCCGGGGATGCCTGCGAAGAGCTGGATAGGCTGGTTGTGGTCACCTATCGCTACCGGCCTGAGTTTGGTGGACCCGAAGGCACAGTCGCTGGCCTGCTGGCGGAAAACGTGCAGTCAGTTTGGCCTAACGCCGTGGGTGGCGATTACGACGAGGAGCGGCCGGAACCTGTGTTGGCGGAGGACGGTACTCCGATGTTCGATGCGGAAGGGGAGCCAGTAACGGTGATGCGCACGCATCATGTTCCGATGAACATCGACATGATGCAGACCCTGGCCCGCTGCGTTCGTGCCCACCAGCAGAAGAGCCACCGCATCCGTAGCCTAGAAGCGACCGTAGCAGATCTCCAAGACGCTATCGCGGAACTTCAGGGCCGTGCTGCGTGATCACCGCCGATGCCCAGCAGCTTGAGCCCGGGGGCCGCGTCACGGTCTACGAGCTCGACGCCAGCAGCTTCGGCGCTGACCAGCTGTTCTTCCACGCGCACCTGCAGAGCGGGGTCATCTGGTGGCAGGGCCAGGAGTACGGTGCCTGGCCCATCGAGGCCACTGGCTTTTCCAGGACCGGCGATCAGCCTGCGACGCCGCGTCTGAAAGTCAGCAACATCGATGGCCGAATCACAGCGCTCTGCCTGGTGTTCGATGACCTGGTCGGCGCGCGCCTGATCCGCCGGCAGACGCTGGTGAAGTACCTGGACGCCGCCAATTTCCCCGTAGGCAACCCGACGGCGGATCCGGGCGAGCACTTCCAGGACGAGGTTTGGTTCATCGAGCGCAAGGTCTCCGAGGATAAGGAAACGGTCGAGTTCGAGCTGACGACCGCGATCGATCTCAACGGCGAGCAGCTCCCCGGCCGCCAGGTCATCGCGGGGGTGTGTGGCTGGCTGACCCGTGGCGGTTACCGAGGGCCCTACTGTGGGTACAACGGCCCAGCGGTAGCCGACGCCAACGACGTACCCACGGACGACCCCGCGCGCGATCTATGCGGGGGCAGGGTACGCAGTTGCAAGATGCGCTTCGGCGCGGACAAGCCGCTTCCCTACGGAGGCTTTCCGGCGGCGGGCCTGCTGCGCACCTGACCTAACGAATCAGCCGCAACTTCTCGCTGCACCAGCAGCACCACAAGGCCCGCTCAGAGCGGGCCTTTTCTATGGGCGAGATATGGAACAGAGCACCCTTCAGGCCATCCAGGCGCATGCCGTGGCCGACTACCCGCGCGAGTGCTGCGGCCTGATCGTTCGGGCGGGCCGCGGCGAGGCCTACGTTGCCTGCCGTAACATCGCCACGACGCCCAGCGAGCACTTCCGCCTACCGGCTGAGGACTACGCCGATGCCGAGGACATGGGGGAAGTGCTGGCGGTGGTGCACAGCCATCCGAACGCCTCGGCGACTGCCTCGGATGCCGACCGGGTCATGTGCGAAGCAAGCGGCCTGCCGTGGCACATCGTCAGCGTTGGCCAGGTCACCGGCGCCGATCCCGAATGCGGCGACCTCCAGACCATCCAGCCGTGCGGGTATGTGGCGCCGCTGGTGGGCCGGCAGTTCGCCCACGGCACCCTCGATTGCTACACGCTGGTGCTCGACTTCTACAAGCGTGAGCTGGGCATCCAGCTCAACCAGTACGAGCGCGAGGAGGACTGGTGGGATAAGGGCCAGGATCTCTACAGCCTGGACCGTCTGCGTGCCGAGGGCTTTGAACTGATCGAAGGTGAGCCGCGCCGTGGCGACATGGTGCTGATGCAGATCCGCTCGCCCGTGCCGAACCATGCCGGCGTCTACCTGGGCGGCGGCCAGATGCTTCACCACATGGCTGATCGGATGTCCGAGGTCATCACCTACGGCGGCATGTGGGCGGAGCGCACCCGGTACATCGTGCGACACAAGGAGGCATGCAATGGCTGAGTGCCTTCGCACGGTCCGTCTCTACGGCAAGCTGGGCGCGCGCTTCGGACGCAAGTTCCGCCTGGCGGTCAACAGTCCGGCCGAGGCCGTGCGCGCCCTTTGCGCGATCCTACCGGGCTTCCAGCAGTACCTGGCTCGCGCGAAGGAGGGCGGCATGGCCTTCGCTGTGTTCATCGGTACGCAGAACCTGACGAAGGACCAGCTGCAGGACCCGCCAGGGAAAGATGACATCCGCATCGCGCCGGTGCTGATGGGTAGCAAACGTGGCGGCGTGCTGAACATTATCTTGGGCGTGGTCCTGATCGTGGTCGGCGTCTGGACGCAGAACTACAACCTGGTCTACTCGGGCGCGGTGATGGCCATCGGTGGCGTTGTGCAAATGCTGGGGCCGCAGCCGAAGGGGCTGGGCGCTCAGGACAGCGTCGAGAACCGCCCGAGCTACAGCATGAATGGCACCGTGAACACCCAAGCCCAGGGCAACCCGGTTCCTGTGGCCTACGGTGGCCACGACACCAAGGGCATGCTGGTCGGCTCGGCCGTCATCAGCGGCGGCATCATGGCGGAGGACCAGCTTTGAGCCGGGCGATGCGCAGTGCGCTCTCTCACGATGTGGGTCAAGCCGTCCGGCTGGCTGGCGCCGGCGGCAAGGGCGGTGGCAATGCCCGCACGCCGGTCGAGACGCCCGACAGCCTCCACTCGATGGCCGTGGCCAGGATCATCGACTTGGTCAGCGAAGGGGAGATACGTGGCCTCGTCGCTGGCAACCAGTCCATCTACCTCAACCAGGTGCCCATCCAGAACCCCGATGGCGGGCTGAACTTTGCGGGCGTCAGCGTAGACACTCGGTCGGGTACGCAAGACCAGGACTACATCCCGGGCTTCCCCTCGGTCGAGAACGAGATTTCGGTCAACGTCGAGCTGCGCAGCGATCAGCCGGTGGTGCGCACCGTCAGCGGCTCGGATCTTTCCGCCGTGCGGATCCGGTTGGCTGTTCCGGCGCTGCAGGAAGTGGACAGCGAGAACGCAGACCGCAAGGGCTACTCCATCAGCTACGCGGTGGACCTGTCGGTCGATGGCGGCGCGTACTCCACCGTCCTCAATGATGCGATCACCGGCAAGACGACCACCCAGTACGAGCGCAGCCGCCGCATCGATCTGCCGGCAGGGGCCCAGTGGCAGATCCGCATTCGGCGGCTGACCCCGAACCAGAACAACTCCCTGATCTCCGACGTCGTAAACGTGCTCTCGATGACCGAGATCATCGACGTCAAGCTGCGCTACCCGAACAGCGCGCTTTGCGCGGTGCAGGTCGACGCCAGCCAGTTCCAGAACATCCCGTCGCGCGCCTACCGCATCTGGGGTCGGATTGTCCGCGTGCCCGGCAACTACGATCCACTGACGCGGGCCTACGCGGGGGTGTGGGACGGAACCTTCAAGACCTCATGGACCAACAACCCCGCGTGGGTGTTCTTCGACATCGTCACGAACGATCGGTTCGGGTTGGGCAACCGCCTACCGCTGGACTGGGTGGACAAGTGGCGGCTGTATCAGATCGCCCAGTACTGCGATCAGCTGGTGAGCGACGGCATGGGGGGCCAGGAGCCGCGGTTCACCTGCAGCCTGTACCTCCAGAACCGAGCGGACGCGTATAAGGTTCTGCAGGACATGGCGAGCATGTTCCGGGGCATCAGCTTCTACGCCGCCGGTCAAGTAATGGCCTCGGCCGATATGCCGAAGGACCCGGGCGCGACCTACAGCCAGGCCAACGTCGTCGATGGCAGGTTCCGCTACGAGGGCAGTGGCCGAAAGGCGCGGCACACTGTCGCGCTGGTCTCGTGGACCGACCCAGACGATTTCGGCCGCCAGAAGGTTGAGCCGGTGCAGTTGTTGAGCGCGGTGGCGCGCTACGGCGTGAACCAGACAGAGGTTACAGCCATCGGCTGTCACTCCAAGGCGCAGGCTCAGCGCGTCGGCAACCACATCCTTTACACGGAAAGCCTGGAGACCGAGACCGTCAGCTTCTCGGTGGGTTTGGACGCCCTGAACTGCATGCCAGGCGACGTGATCCAGGTAGCTGACCCCAACCGCGCGGGCAGGCGGAATGCTGGCCGGATCAGCGCCGCCGCCGCCAGCAGCCTCACGCTCGATCACGTGCCCGACACCATGGCCGTGGGCGACACCCTGCGGGCTACGCTGCCCAGCGGGCGCACCGAGGGCCGCACCATCAACAGTGTGGACGTGGAGAGCGGTGTGGTCACCGTTTCTGCGCCGTGGAGCGACGTGCCGGTGGCCCAATCGGTCTGGGCGACCGAGTCGAGCGACCTGGTGCTGCAGCTGTTCCGCGTGATATCGATCGCGGAGGGCGACGACCTCACCTACAGCATCACCGCCCTGAAGCACGTGCCCGGGAAGTACGCTGCAATCGACGACGGAACGAGGCTGGAGCTGCCGCCGATCAGCATCATTCCACCCAGCGTGCAGCCGCCGCCGACCAATGTTGCGCTGTCCTCGCACGTTGTCATCGATCAGGGGATTGCCACCCCGACGCTGACTATAGAGTGGGACGCCGCAGACAAGGCCATCGCTTACGACGTGGAGTGGCGGCGCGACGACATGAACTGGGTGCGCGCCGGCCGCGTGGCCACCAGCAGTACTGAGGTTCCGGGAATCTATGCTGGCCAGTACCTGGCCCGGGTGCGGGCGGTGAACGCGCTCAATGCTGTGTCGCTGCCGGCGATGAGCGAGCTCACCGTCATCCAAGGAAAGACAGAGCCTCCGCCATCGCTGACCTCGCTCACCACTACCAGCCAGGTCTTCGCGATCGCGCTGGCTTGGGGTTTCCCGACCGGCGCCAGCGACACCCAGCGCACTGAGATCTGGTACGGGCCGTCGCCGAACCGCGCCGCAGCGATCAAGCTGGGCGACTTCGCTTATCCGCAAGCCCGACACCAGATCAACGGCCTGGCCGCTGGCTCCCGGTTCTACTTCTGGGGCCGGTTGGTCGACCGCAGCGGGAACATCGGCCCCTGGTATCCCGCAGACACCGGGGTTATGGGAGAAGCCAGCACCGATCAGGGCAAGTACGACG